GCCGGCGACGGTCTCAAGGCGAGTTTGCGCAAGCAGGTGGTCTCCGCCGGACTGGGGACGAGGCTCGCCCGGGCCTGGCGGAGCCGGGCCTATCCGAACAAAGGGCACGACGCGGCGAGCCTGGTCTGGACGAAGGCGCCGCAGATCATTCGCACCTTCGACGAAGGAACGGTGATCCGGAGCAAATCCGGCTTCTGGCTCGCCATTCCGACGCCGGCGGCGCCGAAGCGCGGGGTCGGCGGCAAACGGATCATCCCGGCCAACATTCCGGAGCACCGGTTCGGGCCGCTTCGCTTCGTCTACCGGCGGAACGGGCCGTCGCTATTGGTCGCCGACAGTGTGCGGGTGAGTGCAAAAACCGGCCGTGTGGGACGGCGGGCCAAGGGTGGCGCCTTCACCAGGGCCGGTCGGATGAAGGCCGGCATCGCCACGGCGGTCATGTTTCTGCTGGTGCCCCAGGTCCGGATGCCGAAACGGTTGGATGTTCGCCGGTCGGCGGAGCGCTGGACGCGGCGGCTGCCGTCATTGATCGGCCGGCACATCAATTCGGAGTGAAACCTTGGCCGCGAGCAAGACGGAACAGATCCTCGAGGCGCTCAGGGCGGGTCTGGAAACCGTGTCGGGCGCCAAGGTGGAACGTAACACCGTGGCGCCCGAGAAAATCCCCGCGGGCGGCCTGATCGTGCTCCGCGACGGTGATCCGGGCGAACCGGAGACGTCGCTGGGCGGGTTCGGGGGCGCCTATTACAGCCACGCGATCGAGGTCGAGGTCTATGTCGAGGCGGGCGATACGGCCTTCGACGCCCTGCTCGGCGAGATCGGGACCGTTCTCGATGCCGATCCGACGCTCGGCGGTCTCGCCTTCGGCATGACCTATGGCCGCCCCGACGTCGATGCCGAGGGGGTGCCTGGCGCGCCGGCGATCAAGGTCGGCACGATCACCGTGACCGTCGAGTACGAGACCGAGAGCCCGCTGGGCTGACAATTCACGAACATCAGGAGACCTTGAGATGGCCCGATCCTACGGCGCCAACGCCTCGCTGTTGCTGAAGCGGGAGACCGCCTACGGCACCGAGGCCAGTGGCAACTATGTGCGCATGCCGTTCAATCGCTGCTCGCTCGGTAGTGAACAGGGGCTGATCGACGATCCAGTGTTGGGCCAGGGACGCGATCCCCTGGCGCCGCTGCAGGATGTGATCAACGACGAAGGCGACATCGTTGTGCCCGTCGATCCCCGCTACCTCGGTTTCTGGCTGACCGGTTTGCTTGGCGATCCGGCGACGACGGACAATCTCGACGGCACCTTCGATCACGTCTTCGCCTCGGGCGCCCAGGATATCCCGAGCTACTCCATCGAGGTCGGCATGCCCCAGGTGCCGGCGTACTTCCAACACACGGGGCTGGTGGTCGGATCCATTGCGCTGGAATTCCAACGCTCGGGCGCGGCTGCCGCCACCATCGGCGCTGTGGCCCAAGGAGAGACGCGTAACGCCGCGTCGCAGGGTGGCACACCCACCTCGCTCGCCTTCTCGCGCATCAGCCAGTTCCAGGGTTCGATCACGCGGGGCGGTACGCCCGTCGGTAACCTGACCGGAGGGTCGCTGACCTACGCCAACAATCTGGAAAAGATCGAGACCATCCGTTCCGATGGCCTGATCGACGGCGCGGATCCGACCGTGGCCGCACTCACCGGGCGCATCGACGTGCGCTTCGCCGATACCGGACTGATCGACGACGCGGCAAGCGGCACGCCGGTCGACCTGGAGTTTGGCTATACGCTGAGCGCCACCGCCAAGATCCTGTTCACAGCCCACGAGGTCTACCTGCCGAAGCCCAAGCTGGCCGTCGATGGCCCCGGCGGGGTGCAGGCGAGCTTCGATTTCCAGGGTGCCAAGAACGATGCGGCAGGCCGGATGCTGACCGTCACCCTGGTCAATGATCTGGATGGGACCGACTATTCATGAGGACCTGGGCATGATCAGCCTCAAACCGCAAACCGAACCCTATGAGATCGAGCTCCCTTATGGCGTCACGGTCACCGTTAAGCCGCTCACCACGGCCAGCATGGCGGCGTCGCAGGCCGCCGCGCGGCGTCGCGTCGAGAGCCTGGAGGCGCAGGCTCGGGAACGCCGGGAAAGCGGTCTGCCGCTGGAGGGGCTGCCGGACCCCGATGACGAGGCGGAACGGGACGGCCTGTTCCAGGATCTGCTGATCAAGGAACTCGGCACCCGGCATATCACGGCATGGTCGGGGGTCGAGGACGACCCACCGGTCACGCCAGAGAACATCTCCGCCGTCATGGAGCTCTACCCCGTCGGCGAGCGGTTTTTTCAGGAGTTCACGCTGAGGCAGGTGCTCCTGAACGCGGCAAAAAACGGATCAGGGCCCTCTGCCGCTGGCATTTCCGGCCAGGCGGGGGGCCCGGATACTGCGAAGGCTGCCGCCGGGAAGGCGCGGCCTGTGCAAAAGGCGGCATCGGCCTAGACGGGCATCTCTGCGCCTATCGTGAACACGGTTTACAGACCACGGAGGAACACCAGGCATGGGACGTCCTCTTGGCCTGTCTCGGTCAGCTGCGTTTCGCACCTTCGGGCCATGTCATCGGCCTTGAATTGAGCACCGCCCAGGAGATCGGAGCAGCGCGAGGCAGTGAGCCCGGCGTCCTCTCCGAACTGCTGCAAGCAGCGGAGGCTGGGCTGATCGAGGCCTTCAACGACAAGGATAGCGACTGATGGCCAAGGCCAAGCACACCTATGCGGTTCGCCTGGCTGTCGAGGGCGGCGGTAAGGTCAAGGCCGAACTGGTTTCCGTCGGTGAGAGCGGAGAGCGGTCGCTCAAGAAAATCGATAGGGCGGGCGCCACGGCATCGCGGGGTCTTTCAAATCTTACCGACCGGGCCAAGACGCTGCGGGTCGGCATGCGGGCCCTCGGTGGCGCGCTTGCCGGCGTCGCCGCAGTCGGCGGTCTGGCGACCCTGATCGACCGGTCGATCAGCGCCGCTGACGCGGTGGGCAAGACGGCCGACAAGATCGGCGTCGGCGTCGAGGCCTTGCAGGAATTGCGCTACGCGGCCCAGCTCGCCGGCGTCGAGCAGCGCACCATGGACATGGCCTTGCAGCGGTTTACTCGGCGCGTCGCCGAGGCGGCCAAGGGAACCGGCGAGGCCAAGCAGGCGCTGGCGCAGATGGGCATCGCGCTCAAGGACCAGCACGGCAACATCCGCCGCTCCGAGGATCTGTTGAACGACGTCGCGGAAGCCTTCAGGCGCACGACCGATCCGGCGGAACGGCTTCGGCTGGCCTTCAAGCTGTTCGACAGCGAGGGCGTTGCCATGGTCAACATGCTGGTTGGTGGCGCCGAGGCTTTAGAGGCGACGAGACGCCGGGCCCGCGACCTCGGCATCGTTCTCGACGAGGATCTGGTCAGGAATGCAGAGAAGGCGCGGGACGAGCTCGACACCCTGGGCAAGGTGATCTCCGCCAATCTGACCCGCGCCGTGCTCGATCTGGCGCCGGTCATTGCCGATGCGTCTTCGGAGCTGGCCGATCTGGCGAGTAGTGCCGGCGTGGCCTATGAGCAGCTCAAGCTCCTGGCCCAGGGGGATTTCAACTTCGAGGGTCTGAGCCTGCGGGGCACCAAGACCATCGTCGAAGACCTGCGCGAGGACGTTCGTGCCTTGCGGGCCGAACGGGACGCACTGGGCGATGGGGTGCTCGACGATATCCGCCGTCGCTACGTCGAATGGCAGCTCGAGCGCAAGGAACGCGCACTCCAGCAGTGGCAGGCCAAGCTCGCCTGGATGCAGCGGGACCAGGGAGATGGGCGGACGCCACCGTCGACGGATACCGGCACGACGTCCGATGCCATCGAAGCAGATATCCGCGTGGTCCAGGAGCGGGCACGGCGCATCGCCCAGATCGAGAAGGACCTGCAGAAGCAGTTGTTCGATGCCACCCACGAGGGGGCCGGTCGCATTCGGGCGGAATACGAACGCCTGGTCGCCGAAATGCAGACTCTGATCGCGCCGGATGCCAGCAATCTGGAGAAGGTCGGTGAGATCATGGCGCAGGCCGCCGCTGTTCGCGATGCGCGGCTCGCCCAACTGGCGGCGCAAGAGCAGGAGGCGGCGCGGCGACGCGCCGATGCCAATCGCAAGATCGTCGATGGCTTGCGAGCGGAACGCGACGAATTGGCGATGACCGATCGCGCGCGCTTCGTCTCCCAGGCTTTGCGGCGTCTGTCGGCGGACGCGACCGATGAGCAACGTCGCCAGGTCCGCGACCTCGCGGGCGCACTCTTCGATGAGCGGGAAGCCATCGAGGCTCGCAACAAGGCCGAGCAGGAGGCGATCAAGCTCCGCGAGAAAGGCGAGGCGCTGACACGCAGCCTGCGGACGGCCGAGGAAGCCTACAAGGCCGAACTCGCGGAGCTGAACGAACTCCTCAGCGCGGGGGCGATCAGCCAGGAGACCTTCGCCCGCGCGACCGAAGATGCCTACGACCGGATGCTGCGCGCCAGCCAAGACTGGTCGGCGGGCGTCATCCGGGCGCTCCGGGACTATGGCCGGGAGGCAGGTGACGCGGCGCGGCAGTTCGAAGATGTCACTTCGAGTGCGCTGAAGGCTTCCGAAGACGCCTGGGTCGAGTGGGCCCGGACCGGAAAGTTGTCGGTCGGCGATTTCTTTTCGACCCTGGAGGAGGCGGCGCTGCGGGCTGCTTACCGGCTTCTGATCTTCAAGCCCATGGAGAGCTTCCTCGAAGGGCTGATCGGAAGCTTCAGCTTCGACTTCTTCGGTTCGTCGGGTGGCTCGTCCACGGCTCCGATCCTCGATGCGCCCGCCTATGGCACCGGCGGCTACGCCGTGGCGCATTCGGGCGGGGTGATCGGCAGGACGCCGCTGCCACGACGTTCCGTGGACCCTCGAGTATTCGATGGGGCGCCGCGCTTTCATGGTGGCGGCCTGGTGGCGGGCGAAGTTCCGGTTATCGCCAGGCAGGGCGAAGTGATCGGCTGGCCGCGCCAGATGCGTGAGGCCTTCGGGTCCGAGGTCGTGGTGCAGGTGATCGATCAGCGTAGCAGTGGCGCCCGACCGGAGGTGTCCAGCGAACGCGGTCCCGATGGAAAACGGCTGATCCGGGTGCTGATCCGAGATGAAGTCAACCGCGGCATTGCCCAGGGAGCGTTCGACCAGACCATGAGCAGCGCCTACGGCATCAATCGACGGGGCGTGCCCCGATGACCAATCCGGCCTGGCCGGCGAGCCTGCCGCAGGAACCGCTGGCACAGGGGTTCAGCGAGCAAGCGCCGAACACGTTGCTCCGCTCCCAGATGGAAGCGGGCCCGCCCAAGGTGCGCCGGCGCTTCACGGCGGGAATTCGGAACATCGAGTGCCAGGTGCGTCTGACGCCAGCCCAGGTCGATCTGCTGGATACGTTTTTCGACGCGACCATCGCCGGCGGCGCGCTTCCTTTCGATTGGAAGCACCCGAGAAACGGCACAGCCGTGACCTTCCGGTTTGTCGAGCCACCCAGCTACACGCCCGTCGCAAGGGGCACGCTGTGGCAAGCGTCCCTGCGCCTGGAGATCTTGCCATGAGCCGAACGTTATCCCAGGCCGCGCGCCAGGCGGTGAACGCGCAGGAAACCGAGGAGGTCTTTCTTCTGCTGCTGACCCTCGATCACGAGGATCTCGCGGTACCCATCCGCGTGGTCAACAACACGGAAGATGTGGTCAGTCGCGGCGATACCTTTATCGCCTATCCTTTCGAGATCGCCCTCCCAGACGAGAATCCCGATAGCGTCGCCCGGGTCACGCTTCGTATCGACAACGTCGACCGGAAGATCGTCAAGAACCTCCGGGCGATCTCCTCGCCGCTCTCGGTCGGCCTTGAAGTTGTGATGGCTGCTTCGCCCGATACGGTCGAGGCGGGACCCTTCAACATGACCCTGGTGTCGGCCGAGTACGACGCGCTCACCGTTACCGGCGAGCTCGCCTTCGAGGATGTGCTCAACGAGCCGTTTCCGGGGCACAGCTATGTGCCGAGCGAGTATCCGGGGCTCTTCTGATGTTACCCGATTGGGTGAATGCCTATATCGGCCTGCCGTTCAAGGCGCATGGCCGCGATCGGGACGGCGTCGATTGCTGGGGCCTCGTCCGGCTCGTGCTCGCCGATCAATTCGGAAGGCGGCTGCCGTCCTACGCCGACGGTTATGCCTCCGTCGAGGACGCCAAGGATATCGGCCGTCTGATCCGGGGCGAGATGGGCCCGTGGCATCCGGTGCCGCCCGGCGCGGAGCGGCCGGGTGACGTGGTGCTCATGCGCCTCATGAACCAGCCCATGCATGTGGGCGTGGTCGTCGCCGCCGGATGGATGCTGCACATCGAGGACGGCATCGACGCCTGTCTTGAACCTTACGACGGCGCCAAGTGGCGCCGCCGTGTCCTGGGGCTCTATCGCCATGACGGTTGACGGAAACGCTCTGCGGCTGATCGCCTGCCCGCGCCCGTTTTCCGCCGAGCGCATCGATCGGGCCGTGCCGGTGGGCGGCTCCATCGCCGACATCATGGACTCGCTCGCGCTCGACCCGATCCTCGTGGCCCATGCCCATGTATGGATCACGGACGGGGCGATGACCTCCGACCCGGTCATGGTGCCTCGGGACCGATGGGCGCGCGTGCGTCCCAAGGCCGGCGCCGTGGTCACCCTGCGTGTCGCGCCGGGCAAGGGACGCGGAGGGGGTAAGAACCCGCTTCGCACCATCCTGACCATCGCCGTGGTGGCCGCCGCTTTCGTGCTGGGGCCGGCGGTCGGCGCGGCCATGGGGCTGCCCACCGAAGCGGTGATCTTCGGCCAGACCATCAATCTGGCCTCCGCCATCGGCGGTGCGGCGATTACCCTGGTCGGTAACCTGATCGTCAATGCCATCGCGCCGCCGCCGAGGCCGAAACTCGCCGAGCTCTCCATCGGTGGGCCGCAGAGCCGCACCAGCCCGACGCTCGCGATCACCGGCACGCAGAACCGCGCCAACCGATACGGGTCCGTACCGCGCATCTACGGCCGCCACCGGGTGTTTTCGACCCTGGCGGCCCATCCGCACACCGAGGTCGAGGGTGACGCTCAATATCTGCGCATGCTGTTCGACTTCGGCTACGGGCCCCTGGAACTCTCGGATTTGCGTATCGGCGCCATCCCGCTGGCCCAGTTCGAGGGCGTGGAGACCGAGATCCGGCAGGGTTATGCGACCGACGCACCGATCACGCTCTACACCGACACCATTCGCGAGGATCAGTACTCGCTGAAGATCACCAGCGATGGCGGTCCGGAGGTCCTGGAGACCCGTGACGGCGCTGACGAGATCATCGCCGACATCACCTTCCGCGGCCTGGTTCGCTTCGATGACAGCGGCAATCGGCAGGATCGCTCCGTCGATATCAAGGTCGAGTACCGGCTCGCCGGGTCTTCCGATCCATGGACCGAGCATGGCACCGCGACCTACACGGCGGCGACCGAGCAGGTCGCCCGCAGGGGCGTGCGCATCGTGACGCCCGCGAGCGGTCGCTACGAGGTTCGTTTCACCAGGCTGACTGCAGACAACACCTCGACCCGTATCCGCGACGACAGCTTTGTCTCGGCGATCCGAACCGTCCAGCACACCGCGCCCGTGAAGGCGGCCGACCGCTGCCTCGTCGCCATGCGTATCAAAGCAACGGATCAACTGAACGGCATCGTCAATCAGTTTTCGGCGGTGACGCAGGCCCTTCTGCCGGTCTGGGATGGCGGGCAGTGGATCGAACAGGCGACACGTCATCCGGCCTGGGCCTATCTCGATGTGTTGCGAGGCGCGGCCAACAGGCGGCCAGTGGCCGACGAGAGGCTCGACCTCGGCGCATTCAAGGCTTGGGCCGATGCGACGCCCGAGTTCACCTTCGATGCGGTCAT